GTAGTACCTTCTTCTTTTGTATCGAGTTGAATCTCCATCCCAATCATAGATACGTATTGTGCAAATGCATCAAACGTAAACCAGGTGGCGCGATGATCGACAGCCACAAGAGAATCATCACCATATATAGCAAGAGCTACCATTTGGTCAAAATAATACAAATCACGATATAATAGTGGTGCACTTTCTAACCAAAAACTCATAATAATCAATAATTGAATATAAGAATTTGAGACAGATGTAGCAAAATGGCCAGAAGGATTGCCACCGTGCATCATGAGTACAAAATCACCATACACTGTCTGCCTAGACATAAGAGCTCTGCATATATTCACTCTTATAACACTATGGTCATCATTATACCAACGATTGACAATATCTGCGAAGGCTAACATTAAATATTCTTTAATAGTTGAATCGTATTTCTGCCAATCCCATGCGTATCCAAGACTAGACGTTTTAACCAATCTGTTGTACAATTGGTTCCAAGCCATGGATTCAGGATTAATTCCAATATAGGAATATAATTTTCCAGGATTTGCTTGCACATATTCGAGAAACCGACCAAAATAACGTCGGCCAAGTAGTGTGAAGTGCATGGGAGCAATTTCAAAAACACGGCAAGCTTTTTGTGGGCGTAACAGTTCGTCTTTACCACATGATAACCAAACTATTTCAGGAGGACCAGTAAGACATTGATGTTCAATATGTTTGCAATCCTCAATAATCTTATTATTGACAATGTGGTATACGCCTTTTAAATCTTTGGTGATAAATTGTTCTTTGCCACCAGTGAGGACATATGGATAGCCAGGAGAGGTAGTCAAATTCAGGCCATCATACTCATCAACTCCTTGGATTGCTTCTTGCCATGTTAAAAGTGTTCTATTACGATTCTTGGGAAATTTGGTGCTAATATATTTAACGCATAATGTAAGTGTATTAGCGTCTATTTCGCCAGAGTTACGTTCGACACCGTTCTTCATTATTGAACATAAGATCTGGTCATGCCCATCCACGAAGGATAAGTCTGCTGGAATTTTAGTGACTGGAAAAATGTCACACTTTGTACGATACAATTGTGTTTTTCGATTTATATGTACAGGACGTTCCACTTTACCCATGGCGACTATACGACCCATTGTAACACATGGTGTTTCAGTGAAATCAAAACGGGTCGATCCAATTTTCTCAACTATCATTTCATATGTGACAAGAACACCAAGTCCATATGCTTCACGTAATGCTCCTGCAACGTGAATACCAACTATTTTCCCACGTAATGATGTATTGTGGATTATTATTGGAGCACCACAATCACCTCGTTCTGAATTAATGGTGTATTCAAAACCACGGACAATCTCAATTGGTGTTTCGGTAGGATTTTCATCAAGAGGGCATGCATATTGTTCACGATCGGTAAGAGTATCAATGAGCGTGGAATACACGTGCGCTATACCTTCATCAGCACGATTAATGGAAACCACTGAACCATACTGTTGTTTAAGTTTAACCAACTCATCCTCACGCACTAGATGTTTGTGCATGTTGGCAACACGCCATTTTAAAGTTGGAAAGTTCATAATCATAGCATCTTGAGGTAAATCAATACAATGGTATTCAGTGTCAGTGAATGTTTGTTTCTTATCACCACCATACCATTCAACAACAACTTTACCTCCGTGCGCCTTATGACGTAAGAAATGCTTTGGTACCAATATGTATGTGGAAAATAGTGGAAATCCACACAGTTGCTGTACACGTACACCTTCTGAATCATATAGAGTCATATTTAGCATATGATGTACAATACGCTTTTCTATTTGAACTGATGCCATATCAGTGACACCTTCAGAATAAAATGT